CTTTGATTTTTAATCTCTGTGCTTTTTAATATTTCAGCAATATTTAGCTGATGTTCCTTATCTACTAACATTGATTTATTAATTCTATAGCTGTCTGCATAAGTTTTTTTAGCTTCATCTGTTGCATTATTATAAGCAAATTGATAATCTAATAACTGTTTTTGAATTTCTTTTCTGGACATTTGTGTTTCTAATTGATTTTTATTTAGACTTAACTCTGTACCAGAATTAATAAGGTCTATATTTTTAATATCACTTAGGCTTTTTGAAAGATTAACAATACCTTCTTGAGAAATTAAATTATCTAGAGTTGCTTTACTTTGTTTTTGTTGTAAGTCATATAATTCTTTGGCATTACTTATCTGCTTTTGTGTTTCAATGGTTATTGCTTTTTGCTGTAATCCAATTAGTGCATAACTACGTTGAAGATTAAAAATTTCCTCGTTTTTAATCAATCTTTCTGCACCTTCAACTGCTTCAGTGCCTTTAATTTTTACTTGTAGCTCTCTTCTATCTTTATAAGATATTTGTTGACCTTTCCTACTATCACTAAGAACTGCTTTTGCACTGTAAATATCAAGTGTTTTTTGAGCACCGTCTATTATTTCTTGAGCAGCAGTTTCTTGAGCTTTCGTTTTTGCAACAGAAAGATCTGCTTTGCCTCTACTAAGTTCATATTGAGCTGTTAGTTTATTTAGTGCTTCTGTGTTTTCTTGTGTTGCTTTTTGCATTTGATAGTTAGCTTCTATTATACGTCTTTGTATGTCTATATCAGCTTTTGCTAATTTGTATTCTTCATCAGCCACACTTAATCCTGCTGCTTTTGCAACACCAACGTTAAAACTTAAAGTAGTATTTTGTGCTTGTTCTTGGGCAAGTTTTAATCCTATAGTTATTCTTCTAAAACCTTCGTCTGCTAGTTTATTAACTAAGTCTCCTTGGGCTTTTGCAAATTTTATAGCTTCTGCTTTTAACTCACCTAAATTTTTTGTAACACGAAATGCAGATGTTGCAGCGTCGTCTAGGTTTTTCTTAGCGTCACCTACTTTTTCTTGTGTAGAAAGTCCTAGAGCTCTTAATTTAAGTTCTTTTGCATAATCTGCTGTAGCAATTTTTAATGCTGTAACAGCGTCTTTTTGTCTATTAGTGGCGTCTGTAATAGCAGTGAACCTAATCGAGGCTTGGTTTAAACTATCAAGTACGTCGGGCCCAAAAATTGCTCTAAACTTAGGATCGTTGCCCATTGCAGCAAGACTTGCTAGTGCTTTTTTAGGGTCTTGTAATGCTATTGCTAAATTACTTGAAGCATTTACTAATTCTACCCCAATTTTTGATTGTAAGTCTGTAAATGCATTGCCTTGTATAACTTGATCTACTAGTTTATCAATATTTTTTAAGTTTTCTGCAAAAGCTTGTATTGCAATATTTGTTTTCTTTTCTGATTCTTCTATTTGTTGTATTTGTTTATTAAGATTATTTAAGTCTGTTTCACTTAATTTTTTCATAGCTGCATTTAAAGCATCAGTATTAGTTAATAATTTTGGATCGTCAATACCAAGTATTTTAGCAATATTTTCTCTGCCTTGTGTTTCATTACTACTAAATTTTAATAATTTTACTACATCTTTTACTGTTCCTACTGCAGCTTCTTTTAGTTTATCAGTATTTGATAAACCAAAAATTCCTTTAATTGAGTCAGCTATTTTATCCAGTGCATTTGCTTCTTTGTTGTATGCTCTAAGAGCTGCTAGCTGACTATCAAAACTATTGGATAGTTCAGATAGAGCTGTGCTATATGCACCGATTCCTTGTACGGAAAATGCTTGCATATTCTTTTTTTGGTATAGATCTAAAGTTGCAGTTGCTGCTTTAATAGAATTGTTTGCTGCATCTGTTTTTTCATTAAAATTTTCTTGCTCTTTTGCAGCACCAGGTATAACTGTTCTTAACAACTCGTATGCACCAACAATTATACCTATATACCCCATAAAACTACTTATAAATCCTAACACTGAACCTATAGCTTCTCCTAAAATCAGTATAGAACCTTTAGCAAGAGTACCTGCGGCTGCCATTCCTGTTAGACCTTTACCTGTACCTTCGATTTTTTGACCAGCTTCATCAAGTAGAGGAATCCCATGCTTTACATTAGCAAATAATTCTTGAAAAGCAGCTACAGTTCCTTTGGTTTGTGTATCAATACCTGCTTGAGCTAATATACCCTTAGAAGTAGCAGTATCTGTTTTGTACTGCGAATATGACTTTCTAATACGTTCTCCCATAGTCATTTTTTCATCTGTGTTGTTTTCAATACCTGTTTTTTTCTCTGCTAAAGGTTTATTTTTTTGGTATAAACTTTGGGTAATTTGTAACTGAGCTATCACTTTTTCTTGTAGTGCTATTTCTTCACGCAGGGCAGCCTTTTTAACTTCAGAAGCATCTTTTTCTGCTATTGCAAGTTCTTTTACTTTATTAAGTACAGTTTGGCGTCTAGCTATTTCTGTTCCAACCATTTTATCCATAGTTGCAGAATCAACTGTGCCTGACATTGCTTGTGCCAAAATTTTAGACTTACTAGACATTGTTTTGGCTAATATTGTTTGCGCGCCTGCAATATTAGCATTCATTTGTTGGTTGATTGGGCCTATTAATTTTGCTTCTTGCGCTAATTGCTTTGATACAGAATAGTCTCTATAAGCCTCATATGTATCTTTTGCTGATTTTGCTGCTATTTGAGCAGATTTAGTTAGTTCTTCTCTCCATGCACCTATAGCAGGTACTGCTTGCTTTAATAGTACACTAGCTATATATGCGAACGCAAGCCCCAAAGCTAAGGGACTATTAGCTAGTAGTTGTACTATTGGCTCTAGTACTTTGTTTACTAGTGTTAACCCTTGAGTTGCTAGATTACTAATACTTGCTGTGAGTTTATCATATGGATTTGCTTGTATTTCAATTGCTGCAAATTTTTGTTTACCTTGCTCTAACACAGCATTAGCAAATGCCTGGCGTTTTTCAAAGTCACTTAGTGAACTTGCAGTTTTACCTACCGACAAGGCATATTTTTCAGTGGCATCATTAACTTTTACAAAAATACCTAATTCGTCTAGCAGTTCAGGTTCAATTTTAGAAATACCGCGACTTAAACGACTTACGGCATCAGTCATTGAAATGCCTAATGCCTGTGATGCTTTACCAGCAACAAGCGCAATATCATTAATTTGCTTGCTACCTAATCCAGCACTACTAGCTTGTGTAACAGCTGTCATAGCATCGCGTAAACTTAATGCCCCATCAGCGGTAGCGGATATTTGTTTTGCTAAACTTCCTAGGTTTTTACCACTGCTTGCACTTAGGCTATCTAGTCCTTTAACCATGTTTGCTGTATCAGCCGCATTACTTAGTGCTGTAAAAGCTGTTGTCACAGCAAATATGTTAGCAGCAAAAGTAGCATACACGTGCACAAGCCCGCCCAAACCTTGAGCTTGCTTGGCAAAGTCACGGCCTGCGGCGCCAGTACCCACTCCAGCCCTAGCTTGGTCATACTGATCAATTTTATCGGCAGTAGACATACTAGCACCTGTAATAGCACGAGAAGTTTTTGGTGCAGCACTTGCAGCCACAGCTTTACTAGCAGTACTAGCTCTAGTTGCTGCAGCTGTTACTTCGTCTAAACCTTCTCTTAATTTAGCGGTTGCTTTAGTTCTCTTTTCGGTACTACCACCGTCATCTATTTCGTAGACTATTCTTGTATCAGTCATAATTTCTCCTAATAGGAAATATAGCAAAAGCTTTAAAAGCTTTTAAAATTATATAAGTTCATTTTGATGTAGCTTATTATATCACTTTAGGTGCACAAAGTCAATACGGAAATTTTTCAAGCAAATAAAAAACCCCACAAGATTTCTCTGGTGGGGTTTCTATTTTGCTTGTTTTGGTCTTTGCTGATCTAGTACTTGTGATCTGGCTGCATCCATAGTGCTTATCCAGTCCAAAGTATATTTACGATCTTCAAATGGTATTTCTAGAATATCTAGTATATCTCTTAAACCAGTATAACTTTTACCTAAGTAGACACCATTCATGGTGTCCCAATTATCTCGCAACTTATAATATAAGTTTATTGCATCTTGAACTTCATCAGGAAAATCGTCGATTTCAACAGGTATCTCCTCCTCAACTGGCTCATTGCCCATAGACTCACACATTTCAAAATAAAGATCTTTGGTCATTTTTGATTGCATATTAATAAAAAATGACTCTAACATCCTATTTATTTCTTCGCGTTGCTCGCTTGAAAGTTTCCCAATTCTGTTACCGTTTCGGAAATAAAAGCGTCAAAATTAGTAGAGTTTTTCATTAAGAATAATGCGTTTTCCTCGCTGTATTCTAACTCAGCTTCTGGATCTTGTCCAGTAAGATCAACAGGAGCTAACTGCTCTAAATGCGATAGTGTAAGGCCTGTCCAGCCTTTGATCGATTCTTTTACATACAGTTGTAAAAATAAGTCATCGTTTAACTCTTCAATTGCTTGGCGATTTTTAAAAGTAGTTTTAGTTGCTTTTTTACGAACATTAACTAATGTTTCGCGACTTAAAAAGCTAACTTTTACTTTAAAGCCAGTTAGACCAGGATAGTCTACTTCTACGGTTTTTGATGGAACTAAAAGTGTTTTTAGTGAAATGCTTGATGCCATTTGGATTTTTATCCTATTATTGAGTTGGTGAAAAAAGTAGGAGTGGTGATCAAGCCACTCCTTGTGTAAATACTACACTAAATTAAGCAGTTGTAGTAGTAGAGTAATACTTAACTGTAATGTCATTAGACTTTGATAAGTCAAATGTGCTGCTTGCAGCTGTTGCGCTCTGTGAAGAACCTTGCGCAGTAAAGTTAATAACGGTTGAAACAACTTGTTGAACGTCAACAGTTGGAATAGAAATTGTAGCGCTTGGCATGTCTAACACAACTTTAAGTGAATTATCTTTACCGCCAATAGCAATATTCAAACTAATCATTGGTTCAATTGTTGTTGCAGCTGCTGCCAACATATCGGCCAATAGTTTACCAGTACTATTAATGCCAGTTCCTGTTTTTAGGTAAGCATTCATTGTACCGCTAATAGCGCGAGTACCTGTATAGTAAACCACTGGGCTGTTAACAACACCCAAGTTAGCTGGTGTAATATAGCTGATATTGTTGTTGATAGTTAGTGAACCACCTGTTAAGGCTACGTCATAGTTGGTAGCTGCAGCTTGACCACCAATTGCTTTAGCAGAAGTTAGTGTAACTGTAGAAAGCTTGTTGGTAATGTAGTTAGCTGCAGTATTTTTAGCAGCAGCAGTTCCACCAAAGTCAGTGCCTGTAAATGTTGAACCACTTAGTGTAGTAGTAATTTGACGTAGTGCAGTTGCTTGACCAGTCCATGCAAGTGTTGCAATAGCATCTAATCCAAAATCAATAGTAACTTGGTTTAAAGCAGCGTTATCTACTGCATAGGCAACAGAGTCAACTACGAAAATTAATCCAAACTTTTGTAGTTGGTTAAAGTTAGAACTTGCACTAGAAACCAATGAGTAATTGCTTCCAGCAGGAGCCCAAGAAGACTTGTATGCTTTTAGTGTTCCAGCAGTAATACTTGTAATTGCTGAATTTTTTGGGTTTGCATATTCAACAGTAATTGCTGTTAATGCACTTGTTGGAATTGAGGTACCTACATCTGTAACTGGGCTAGCACCGCCTGCTGTAGTGCTATAGCTAACAATTTTTGCTGCTGCGTTTAAATATTCTAGTGAAGCAGTAGGCGCTGTAAATCCGCCTAGTACAACTGTGTCACCAATTTTAAGACCACTGCCAACTGTACCGCTGGTTAGTGTAATTACTAGAGTTCCCTTGGTTGCTGTGTTGCTGGAATCAATGTCAGTAAATGTATATCCAAAACTAGGGCTTCCAGCAATAGTAAAACCTGTACTGTCAATATTATTAACACCCATTAGTGCGTTCCATAATACCGCTTCTTCGGCATTAACTACACTGCCTGGTTTTGATGGGCGAATATACGTGCTCATTGAAAAGTCAACTGGAGCTAAACTAGTATTAAAAGCACGCTGTCCACGAACTGGTGTTCCGCCTGCTTCTGAAATTGTAATTGTGTCTTGGTTAGTGTTTTGTGAGAATGTAAATCCATCCAGAACTTGTAGTTCTACTGTGTTTGAAGTAGTAGCTTGAGCAGTTGCTGAATTATTAATTACACCTGTTGTTGAGTCAACGTTTGTAGTAAAGAATACTCTACTATTACGTACTAAATTTAATGCCATAATCTTTCCTTTTATGATTATAAGTATACTATAAATACACTAACTAGATATTTATCTGTTGCGGTATATAATATGCTTGGGTTACATAAGTGCGTATCGCACTTGTAAATTAATTTCACCGACTGCATACGGTTGTAATAACCCCTCGTCGGTAACAATAGAATTTATTAAGATTTCTGTAGTTTGGTAGTTATTGATGGCATCGTATGTTAATTGACGATTATCATGAATTACTTGCTCTACATCTTCTAATAAGTTTTCCAATAATTGTTGAGAGTTTTCGCCTTTGCAGTAAATTTTTAAGGCAATATTTAAATATGCCCAAGTAAAATCACCTGGTAAGTAATCTCTTGTTTCTGAGCCTGTGGTTGCATATATGCAGGGAAAGTCATTGACTTCATCCCAAAACTTCAAGTATGCATAAGCGTTGTTAAATAGGTTAGTATTATAAGGCTGATTGCCGTCTATTAGCTTTAGTTTTTCTGTTAATGCTTTTGTTATAGAGTTTCTACGGCTCATACTAGTACAGTCCTCATACGATTGGCTACCTTTTCAGCAGCAATTTCTTTAATTGATTTAGATATTAGCAGCTTAGGATCTCTAGATCTAGGTATACTCTGCCTACCGCCTTCTGAAAATGTTGCGTATGGGTTTTTCATATAACTATAAAATGCAGTTATCATTCCTTCACGACTTTGACTTAGTTTTTCAACTTTAGCGCTTGCTGCCAGTCTACCTGTGCGATAGTTTAGTACATCAGTACTACCACCACTACCCATATTAGCACTAACTACATCTTGTAAGTGAGTGTCTAACATATTTTGTAGGCTACTAAGTGAGTAAGTTAAAGGTATATTTTTTATATTTAAAGCTGGCCCTACAGTATCTGCTTTTTTTCTTACATTTTTAAGTGCAGCTAAATTACTTTTAACTTTATTAGTTAGTTGATTTAATTCATTATCAAGTTTTTTACCTTTTGCTACAGTAGTTTCAAAAGATTTTATATCAATAGGATTAACTTTGCCGCTAAAAGGATCTATTTTTTGTTTCTTTAAAGTACTTAAAATAGCTTCCGTTGTGTGTTTTCGTAAAGTTTTTGAACTTTTTAAGTCTAGCAAGAAATCTGCTATTTCTTTTTTATTATTAGGAAAACTACTATTTAAAGCTTTTCTAACTTGATTAATATGAGTTTTATAATTTTTATATAACTCATTAAGTTTAATTGCAATTATTTCAGTATCTTGACCTATATGTCTGAGTGCAAATTTATCTTCTGAATATATGGGCTCTGTACTACCTATATCACGTAAAAGAGCAACAAAATTTAAAGCTCTTGATAGTGCGCCTGAACCTTGATTAGTATTAGCTTCTATAACACCTGTTTTAGACGTTCTTTTATCTTTTGCATCTTTTAATTGCATTTCTACATGAACGTATAAATTATTTCTACTACTAGTACCTTTTAGTACGGATGCTGTAAGTGCTTTATACTCGGGTAATAAACTACTAGAAGCTATATCTAAGTATTGGTGTAATTTAATAATTTTATCAATAAAATTACTATTATAAAACTCTCCTGCTTGTTTTGTGGTTTTTAACCTTATGAACGCCTGAGATTCTATGTGCCCTACTTCAAAATTCTTACCATAATCACTACATTCTTTGTCGCTTAATCCACAAGCCCTTAAAAACTCTACCATAACATCTGCTGTATTAGTATATGTATCGGTATACTTTAATCCTGTAGCCTCTTCAACATCAGTAGTTGTTCCAGTATTTGAAAATAGTTCTAAAGTGCTTTTATTTTCTTTAATATAATTATTATTGTACCAAACTACATATGCTTTTAGTAAGGGTTTACCAGCATACTTACTAGTGCCTTTAGTTACTAAACTATCGTTAACTATAGGCATTTTTAAATTATAAAATTTCCAATGTCTACGTAAGCCTTCTTCTGTAACCACTGCTACGTTATGGCTTAGTGCTTGACCCAGACTTCTGAACTGAGATATTGGTCTGCCATCAATGGATTTACCATCTTGTAACATCAATGAGGATGCTTGACCTAAAAGTAACTTCTCTAAATTAGGTGAGCCTGGCACTTTAATACTAGACTCTAAAGCATCTGTCCATGACTCTATAGTTAAAGCTGTGTTTGGGTTATTATTTAAAGAAGCTCTTGCTCTCATAACACTACTAAACTCTGCTAGACTCATAAATTATCCGTAGTAAGCTGTATGTAAATCTAGAACACGTTTAATACTAGCAGGTAAATTAGTTGTACTAACATATTCAATTTGCATAGTATTAGGGCTAATTGATTTTGTACTGTGTACCGCTGAATCATTTCTTAAATAGTAACTAACCAAGTCAAGTACTGCAAGTTTTAAGTCTTCAGGAAGTTCCTCATATCCTGCATTATAGGTTACTCGAAAAGCATTAACTTTATTGTAAGTTTTGAAATAAGCCAGTATAAATTCTATTGAATCTGTATCAACCACATAATCAATAAATTCTTCTAGTGTTGTATAAGTTCTGCCAAAGTCTTCTGAAAATTCCACTGAAGATACTTGTGTTAGCGGTGTTTCTGCTAACAATATACGCCCATTTACACAGCTTCTTACAGTTTCTGTTTTAAAATCATCAAAGTAATCTACAAAAGTTCTACGACATATTTGTTTAACCAGTGCACTAACTCTTGGGATTAAATTTTGTATAACAGTATCTTGATTAGTGCTATTAATTAGTGCGTAAGTCTTGTATTCTTGTAGCGTTATTAAATCAATTGCCATAGAATGTCCTTTTTATCTTTTATAAAAGCACTCACAGTGCCCTTATAAAAAACAGGGAACCGAAGTTCCCTATTTTTATTCCTGATTAGGAAGTGTAACGTAGAACTGCAACACCTTGACCTAAGTTTGTGCTTAGTTGTGTGAAGCCCATACGTAGAGAGCTGACCATTACACGACGTTGTTGTTCAACCAAGTCTTGTGTGTCTAAACGTAGACCACGTTGGTTACCAACTACGAAGTTAGGTGTATAAACTGCCATAGCAGCAATGTTAGTATATCCATCAACACCTGCACTTGTAGCAGTTGCAGAACTTACGATACCTGGTAGTTCGCCTGTTACTAGAACTGGTGAGTTACCAATCGTACCAATTTGACCAGTTACCAATGTAGCTTGTACACCAACTTGGTTCATTGTTTGGAATACTGTATCATCTAGCAAGTTGTAGTATACATCGTTGTTAACAAAGTAAGTAACTTCACTTGGATCTAGACCTAGAGTACCTAGTGCGGCACGTAGTGCACGTAGTTTTTCAACTGTGACTTTAGTGGCGACTGCTTGGCTGGTAGCTGTAACGCTAGTGTAGTACTTTGCCAAACCTTTAACTGGATCTGAACCAGAATTTTGGCCAAGTAATAGAGCTTTGTCCATTGAACGAGCAACTCTGCGAATCATTGCGTCTTTAACATAAGGAAGAATTAAAAGTAGTGAGTCTTCTTCTTCTTCAAAAGCCAAGTATTCACGTGTAGCAAGTTTATATGCGTTTAATGTAATTTCTTTTAGTGCGTGCACCACCTTGTCGCCTGAGCTCTTGTAATCTGAGCTGTAGTCGCCAAATTCAGTATTCTGAACCCAAGTAGCATACCCTGCTTCTGGGTTTAAAGGAATCTTCATTACATTGGTTTGCATAGCGATTTGACGGAACTGTGGAGCAACCACTAGTTTACGGCGAATTTCAGATTCCATGTTAAAGGAAACTTCTTGTTCCCACTGGTTAGTTGGCAAGTGTGGACCTTGACCAGAACCAGCATACTTTTCTACTAATTCTTTACCATACTTAGTGTCAGCAATAGACTTATGTGTGATATTAGATAGTAGGAAAGCATTTTCTTTTTCTTGATAGCTTGGACCTGTTGTGCTGTTGCCTTCAACAAAGTGCATTTTGCTAGCTTGAATACGAGTAATCTCGTCAGCTTTCTCTTTTAGAGAAGCTTGTAGGTCTGCTAAAACATTTTTAGATTCAGCTGCCTGATCTTCAATACGCTTAGCAACTTCTGCTAATAGACGCTCTGCACCGCTTTCGCCAACAGAGATTTGTGCTTGAACTGCAGCTTTGAGTCTTTCTTCAAAGTCAGCGTCTGCTTTTTGTTTAGCTGCTTCGGCTGCTTTTTCAGCGGCTTGAGCTTCTAACATTTTTTGAGTAGCTTGTTCAGCGGCTTTAGTAGCTGCATCTGCAAGCATTTTTTGTAAGTCTTCTGGATTCATTTCCAATTCCTTTTTAGTTGTGCTCTTTGTGTTCTTAAAAGATTCTAGCTCTTTAGCTGGGTTACTCTTAGGTACAAATTGCGATTTAAACTTCTTGTAATCATCAACGTTTTCAAACGCTTTAGATAGATCAAATATAGTATTTTGGTTGCAAGGTATAGATACTACCGAAATTTCGATAAGTTCTAATTCCTTTATTAAAAATACCTCTGCAGCACTATTGTATTCTGCATCAATGATGCGAAATGCAATACTAAACGCAGTTAAAACTTTGTCTTTAATTAAACCGTAACATTCTTCTGCAGCAGAAGAAATACGGGCTTTTACCCATAAACCTTTACTATCCACTCTATAATCAGTCATTCTTCCGATAGGATCATCATGGTCATGCTGAGCTAGTATAATTGGATTTTTAAGGTAATTTTGAATTCCTTTTTCCCAAACAGATGCTGGTACAACGTCGCCAGTTCTGTCCATATCTACAGTACTTGCGTACCCTTCAATATAAACTGATTCAGTTCCGCTATCTCCAGCAGTAGGTAAAGATTTTTCGTCTACGGTAAAAGCACTATTAAAACGTAGTACTTTATTTTTCATGTAGGCCTCATTTCTTATTTAAACGCTCTTGGTGCCTGCATCAGCAGGTTTAGGAGGCGCTCCCCCTTGACTTGGATTCGCCGCAGAACCTGCAATATTTGCTGGTATTCTTAAATCGTCGTTTCCTGGTTTTGCTTCATATCTTAATTCTGCTCTTGCTTCATTAGGACTAATAATTCCGCCGTTTACTAAACTTACGTGGTAAGAGGCTATGTCTTTCATATCAGGCTGTAGTGCACTCACAGTTGAGGTAACTGGCTCAATGTCATATCCAAAGTATCGCTCAACGGCACTTGAGAACTTGCTTAAGATAGGTATAATTGTTTCTAAATAAAATAATCTTAGATTAGGTGAAATGTTTGCATTGTTACCACCATCTAATAAAATTGGTGGCACACCTAATGATTTCAGTATTTTTGCGTCGTGTGTTTTAATTGATGTGTCGAAATCCATTTCTTGAAATGAATCCGCTATGTTTGCTGCTGGTTTTAGTCCACTATCCAAAATCATTGGTTTTCGCGCACCGTTTTTAGGGCTGTATTTAGCACTCCAATTTGCAATTGTGCGATCCTTGGCGACCTGGCTTAGTGTATTTTCCGAAGTTAAGATCAATCCTGCTACTGCTCCATTCTCAAAGAACTGTTCTTGGAATGTTTGCATTTTGTATAAAATTTTGATATTTCTGTCTGCTGACTGTAAACGGCTAGATCCACGATAGATACTAACTGAGCTTAAGTCTTTGATGTGTATGATTTCTTCAGGCTTAAAAATCACTGTTACGTTGTAGCGATAGTGTGCTACAAAAGTTTTTGAGTCTGTTTCGATTTGTACCTTGGCAGCAGGTAGGTGGTATAAGTGTACACCATCATAGTATAAGAATATATTGCCTTCTAGGATAAAATCGGTAAATATGTTATTGCGAAAGTCTTGTGCTGACTGATACGGATTAGGGGCAAAGTTAAGTAACTGGTTTAGCGTTTTTTGACGAACACCATTGGTTACACCATCCATTTTTTTGTCTTTTACGTCGTAATCTAAGCTTGAGCAAGCTGATACGATCATATTAACACCGCGGTTTACTGTTTCTAGTCTTTCAAAGGCTTGATTATAAGTAATAGCTGTATCGCTATTAATATACATACCTTGTTCTCTAGCAATCCAAACCTGCGCTGGATTTAACTTCTGTCTAACCCATGAGCCTACTTGATTGTACCAAGCCATGAGTGTCCTTTATAAGAATTTGCTGAACAGTCCCGCAGAGCTTGTTTCAGGAACTCTGCCTTCTGCTTTAGCTTTTTGTTTTTCAATCCAGTTTTTCTGCCTGTCTTCGCTGCCAGGTGCAGGTGTTTTGCCATAAACTCCGTGCAGTGCCACATGATGCCTGTTACATAGTGTGTAAACTAGGTCATATAACTCAACCCGATGTTCTGCAATAAACTCGTCCCTGACTGCAAGAATTCCGTCGTCTGTGCTTATATCGTACTGCTTACGATCAGCCCAACGGTTTAGGAGTACGGTAATGGAGTGAAGATGATGCAGCTCTAAGTCTTGGGTAGTACCGCAAATATAGCAGTACTCTTGTTTTTGATAAGCTGCCTTTGCTTTGTCTCGAATCCACTTTACAGGAATACGATTGTTTGTGTTCTTTGCCATTGGTCTAAAAATTTTTTTCAATTAGCCATATTATATCACCACAGCAGTACCATGTCAACCTATAATTTTTTTGTGCACAAACTGCTGTGATCAAAAGCGCACACAGGCACAAATTGTGGAGTTAAATTGTGTATGTATACAGTGCGTACCTGAGCGCATCGGCCATGTGTGAGTACTTGTCGTGTAGTGGTTTTTCTGACTTTACAGTATCACGATTATCCCAACGGTATTGATCTAGCATAGCTAGTGTTTCCACACAGTGTGGTGAAACCACCAATCGCCCAGTTTCAATCAATGTTTGCACATAGGCAATGCCAGGTAACACATCTTTTTTGGCTTTTACGGTTGCAATGTCGTAAAGATAGGCCAAGTCGCTGGCAAATTGTGGTGCAGCCGAATCAATAAAAATAGACTCTATTTGCCACTTTTGAATAAATTCCTGAAATGCTTGTGCATGCAAGTCTGTGGTAGCCTCTGACTTCAAGTACTCATCAACCACATGAAAGCGATCATGGCTGGGCTGGTATACTAGTGCAATAAAAGCAGTAGGGTCACGATAGCCTGGGTCACAGCCAGCTATAGCTTCATCCTGATCAGCAGCCACAAACTCCAAAATTTGCGTTGGTGGCATCTTGTAGATTTGACCCTCAAATGTATTAAATGAAGCCATGTACTCTTGCTCAAACTCACTTTTACTCATAGACTTGCGAGCTTCAGCAACATCACTTTCACTCATGCGGGTATTTTCCGTGTAGTCAGCAGTAATCGAACACCACTCTGGAAATTGGTCACTAAAGCCACGTTCATAGAATTTTGAAAACCAGTTGTTTTTACCACGAGGTGTACTAATAAAGATTGCTTTTGAATTGGGTTTGTCCAAAGTCGGACGTAAGGCAACATTAAAGGCTGCTTCACCATCCGAGCCTAGTGCAGCCTCGTCAAAAATAATCAGGTCATAGCTGCGACCAACTGCTGAGTCCACAGTTGATAGCGAACCCATGCGAATAGTTGAACCGTTTGAAAGTTCAATAATACGATCTTTTAGGTTATCACGTGTGATTTCTAAGTCAAAGTGCTTGATTAATTTACGCTGCAGTTCAAATGAAATTGTTGATAGATTATAGTTGGGCGAAATAATAAGCACATTGCAGCCAGGAATTAGGGTAATCAGTTGACCAATTACATTGGCAATGTAGGTTTTGCCAAGTCGACGAGCAAGTGCCGCACAAACAAAACGGTACTTGGGATCGTTGACTGCGTTGATTAGGGCAATTTGTGGTTCGTTGATGGTGTCCCAAATTCCCAGCAGTTTAAGGTAGTTGGTAATAGGCAGTTTAATAAAGCGCTTGTCGGCGGGCAGGTCACGTATAACTGCACGTAGTACGTCAGGTCGGCTAATAGTTAACATCTACTTTAAGTCCCCTGTTAGCAGCTTGTTGATCAGTGCTCCGTATTTAGTGCCGTCGCCGAGTCCGTCGTTGATTTGTACATTTACTTGCGACTTGATGCCTGATGCCTGATTGCCTTGTTTCAACTTCTCCAAGGCAATCTCACGATCAAGTTGTTCCATTGACATTTTATGTGAAAGTGCTATAATGTCTAGGATGTCTTTATTTGATCCAGTTTCTGACTCCTGCATATCCTGCAACTTTTTCTTGATAAGGGTATCCATTAGTTCGCGCATACGAAAACGGTTGTTGAATCCTACTTCAAAGAAAACTTGGTTAACATAAGCTTTTATTTCCTGACGGCCTAGTATGCGTGTGACCATGTCTACTGGTAAATCTAGTGTATCTGCCACACGCTGCGTGTCTTGTAGTTCTAGGAAACAATTGGCTACTTCTAAGTTTTCTGGTGAAATTTGTAACACCTCAGCAGGTGCGGTGGTGGGTAAATTGTTCATGCATTTGTCCTTTTGTGTAGTATAACACCTGGACTAGTGTTTGAGCAAGCGGAGATTTTGGCACCTTGTTGGTTGCAGAAATTTTTTTAATAGTGGCCGTAAGGGTGGGTGCGGTGGTCGGTACTACTAAAGTAGTCTAATAACCGCCCTGTGTAATACTTTTGTTTCCAGTCTAGTCTGTAAACCAAAGTATTACATCAGAGTAAGTATTAGAAACCGAAGTAGTATATAAAAAATATATTTGAAAACCCAAGTAGTCACTGTAATACTTTTGTTTCCCGAATAGTAAAGCT